AAGACCTTCTGTCGTCGCTCCAACTCGATCAGCAAATTTTCCTAATGCGTCACCGCTAGCCAATGATTTACTAATCATCATACCAAGACCAGCAACACCAGCAAGCCCCGCAACCTTAACCTGTGTAGAGTTAATCGCAGATCTAACGCCGCCAAGATTTTTCCTAATCGCGGAGAAGGCGCGCTTGGTGGCATCCTTCCCCGTGATTACAAACTTATACTCGTCAGCCATTATCAGTGCCCATTAGTTGCTGTATGTATTCCATCGCCTCTAGGTATCTGTTCGGCTGCGAGTTTAAGCCGCCATCGGAGAATAGAATTCTGTTTTGATAGTGAACGTGTAGACGTAGGAAAAAAGCAGACTGCTCGTCTACCATAGGCAGAAAGCAAATATCTGATTCAATGTTAAGTGCGGGAATTTTCCACTGTGGAAATGGTGCGGGGTTGCTTTCGTCACAATGCCGATTCCACTTGCATTTTTTGCAGTTAAAATCGGCGCGATTACTAACAACCGTATAAGTGATGCCTAGCTTTTTTTTTCTTCATCCGTCAGGACTGAGCGAATAATTATCTCGTTCGCTAATTCGCCCAAAACTTGAGCGGGCAGGCTGTTGGCTTCTGATTTTGAAAACTTGACCTGCTCGCCATCTCGGTAGACTTCATCCCACCCAACCAAACCACGCCGCAACAATAACAAGCGCCCAGAATGATTAGGCTGAAATGAACCGTCGGACAACGAGTCGCCCTCGCTCATCACTTCCAACAATTCTATCTGAGTCAGTGGCTTTAACTTAAACCTGGTCGGCTTTTCGTCTGAATCGCTTAGGCTGTCAGGGTCATCGCTTACCCTCTCGGAGACTGGCGTATACCAATCCTCAACAAGACCAGCCGCTAATTTCATCGCCATGAATAATCCTTATGTGAACGATAGTGAAAAGGCAGAGTCATCACCGGCAGCCATGAACGAAAGATCAAGAGTTCTTATTCCATCACGGTCGCCTGGCCCAACCTCGGTATAAAATGCAGTAGGGATTGTCAACGCTGTTCTATTACCAGCAGTCGAACCGATAACACCAGTACCGATAGCTTTCGAGGTTCCCGTTTTCCAATCATTGATAGGATCATCAGAAGCGACTAGCGTAGCTTGAGGATCAAATGAGCCTGTATATTCGCGGTCAACAATCGCAATCTGTCCATAGCCATCTGATTGATTAGGATCGGCAGGGGTCACAAGTTTGTTGCCTAATCCAAAATTGAGGCTTTCAATTACCGAAGCATAACTTCCCGTTACGAATGTCGCGCCAATGAAAGGTGCAGGCACTGTTGAATCAAACGCGAATGTAACTAAGCTAACATCGGTAGGCCCAGTCAAATGACCAGTCATAGTGAATGACAGCATTGGGATTCCGCCCGCTTCATAAGATATCTCAACGTCGCCTTGGCAGCCGTTCAACTCATACATGCTGCCGTCTTCATAGACATAGATGGTAACGTACTCATGCGCTGTACTAACGCCAGCATAAGTAACGCTGGTAGCCCCAACAATCGTCTGGCCGCAACCGCAAGCCCTTAGAAGTGGGCCTGTCTCTGGAGCAGTACCGGCTGCGCCTGAGCCTTTAAGCTCGCACTTGAAAGATACTTCCATCAACGTTCCTGCATATACAGGCTTTAACTGACCTAAAGTGCTTTTAACCGCTGATCGGTCAAGCATTCTAGCGCCAGCAAACGACCAGCCAATATCCTGCACCATAACTGAATCATTGGTCGCGTCCGGAGTTGGGTCTGTTCCGATGGTCGTTTCAATCTTGACCAGTATTCCCTCTTGCTTAGTTAGTTTCATCGTCTGCGCCTAAAGTTACAGGTTTAATCTTTTCGGCTTTCGCCGGTTTCATGTTCAATGCTTTCATCGCCTCATCACGTTGAGCCTCTGTGATTTGCTCGCCTAACAGCGCCTCAATATCTTCAACTCTCGGCTTGTTGTTAGTCGTGTATTGGCTCTCTGCCAAATAAGGAATGGCCAGAACAATATCAGCAATAATTCTTTCATCGTCGCTATCAAAGAATCTAGCGCCGCCCTTCCTCGGTAAAAATGTTAACTTGTCGCTCATTGCTTTCTGCTCCTTTTTATTGGCTAGGGTCGCTGATTGAGGTTCTGTATTTAATCCGCCAAACAGTACGCATCATGGCGATTACGTGTTCACCCTCGCTGCCGAATTCTATTTGCTGTGCGCCCATCGCCTTAGTGTCAATCACAAAAGAAAGCCCCTGCGTTATGTCGCTCATAATATTTATATGGGTTTCTTTCCTGAGTCCCAATAGCTGAGTCTCGTAATCAGGCACAGCGCCAGAAGCCCTATCAAGAGGCTGCGCGTATCTAGTATGCAGATCAACGTAGACGGTTAACCAAGAGTCAGCGAACGAGTTAGACATCAAGTCAGGTTCGCTATCATCGCCATAGTTTACGGTTATTGCTTTTATTGCCGAGTCTGGTAGCTGTCGTGCCTGTGAGCGGAATACGCTTGTCCCCGCTGCCGTTGCTGTGCCTATGCTGCTAACCGTAGCAGCGAGAATCTGGAGCGCTCTATGGTCAGGCACTGCGCTTCTCCAAAATACACTTGCTCAATCCGTCGCTGTCAATTTCAACAGCAACCACGCCGTAGGTGGTGCTTTCGATAACGAATACATCGCCCTCGCGAAAAGTTCCGCTGGAAGATTTAACCGACATAATAGGAACAAGGCTTGCAAACCCAGCGCCCGTTGCATCGTAGTATTCGCTCTCGAAAACACCCGTAATGGTGACAAGATCGCCACCACTAGGAGTGTAAGATACAGGCTCACCAAGGGCGTCTATAATGCCCTCGGTTGCCTGTATTGTGTCAGTACGAAAGGTCACTATTAAGTGACTACAGTGTAGCCTGGTGACAACTGAATCGTGCAAGTTGTCTCTGCGTCAGCGCCAGCCACTCGCGCCCATGCAGCGCCGAGAATGTCGCCCGTTGCAGGTGTAGCAGATCCGTCGTCGAATGCCGATGCTGAAACGTCATAGTGCAGATTCTCACCAATAGCAAACACAGCAGCAGAAACTTTAGGCACTACAAAAACGCCTTCAAGATGCACATTACCGACACCGCTAGTCGCCGCGATTGATTCAGCAGCAATGCCGATCTGACCAGCAATGACAACAACGTCGCCTTTCGCTATCGCAGAACCGGCATTTGCATACTGAATGCTTTTACCTTCATATAATTGAGTCATAATACTTTATCCAAGTTGCATCACAGCGGCGCGAGCGGTTATCCGTCCCGCGCTTGTGATAATTAAAAGGGTTGTTGACGGGCTATTAAGCGCCGTCGTTAACTGCCATGCCTCGGAAGTCGAGAGCCTGTGCAACAACGTCAATCCAGCCCACCCAATAGATGCCCATTGGATCGTAGATATCAACCTGCTGAATCTGTGGCTCATCGCGACCATCCAAGAAAGCAACCTCGATTGTGTCGTAGATTCTAGGGTCAGCTAGACCGTAGTAACGAGCAGCACTAGCCGCATCAAGACGCGCATCGGTAATAACTTCCCATCGACCGCGCTCAACGTTCGGAGTCGTCAGGTTCTTAGAACCGGCGACTTCGTGTTCGCTTTGTGCAACAACCTGCGCTGATCCTTCAAGCGCAACTGGGCAGAAAATAAACCGAGGGGTAATGTTCAAGTTATGAGCATTGCCACCGACATCAGACTGTTTCATCATCAGCGTTCGCAACTGAGTGAACGCAGCAGTTGAAGGCACTCCACCCGTTCCTGTGTTAGCTCGTGCAGATGCAAACATACGCGCTGAACCTTCATCAAGAGTCTGGCCATCAGCGTGTTGCGTAAAGACGTTGGCGAATCGGTCGCCTACTGTTCTTCGTGCAGCTTGGCCAACTTTCCCAGTCATTCGAGAAAACTCGTTCAGGTCGTCGTTGATGATTGCTTGTCGGCTCAAACCAAGTTTGCCCGCATAAGTAGCAAGCTGGATTGATTGCTTGCGGTCAGCAACTGTAATCGGCTGCACTTCTTGCAGTTCTGCATTAGCAACCAAAGAAGGCGCAGCGCCCAAACCTGTGCGGCTTGATGCCTTAAAGTCCGGCAGGCTGCCGATCCGCGCTAGGCTTGTATAAACCTCGGGCAGTTCGCTGTATCCTCGGAGAACTTCTTTTGTAACGATGTTCTCAAGGATGCCAGGAAAATCAGAGCCAGGCTGCAAAGCTACTGCAACGATCTGAATCTTGTTCATCCCAGCAGTGCTTTCACCGCGAAGGGTTGCGCTCGTTTTGCACATTTCCATTAGTGAATTACTAACGAATTCATTCTTGTGATCAACGGGCTTGATGCCCATTCGCATTTCTAGAGCTTCACCGATACCAGCGCGGAACTTATCGCGGGCATCTTCAACCGTTACTGCGCGACCGCCAGCAGGGGCATGATTCTTGCCGAGTTCCGCTAGGATCTTGGCGTTAGCATCTGCAATGCTGCAATCTACATCAACCAAGCAGGAATCCAAGATATCATCTAAGTTCCCGTCTGTATTGTGAGTCTTGAAGGCTGCGCGAATATCGCCCTGCCGTGTAGCCTCTGCTTGTCTCTCGACTTTAGCAGCCGCCGCTATTTCTTCTGGATTCATGTTGTTATCCTGTGAATTATCATCGACTGCTGCCGACTGTTTGTGATTCGCTATGGTTTCTTGAACCAGTAGCATTCTCGCCAGAGTACTGGCAGTATTTTCGCTCTCATCTTCGGGCTGTGCGCCTTCAATCAAAGCGAGAAATTCTTTAGGGGCGTTTGCGTAAACGCTAGTAATCGAGTCTGAGGTTATGCAAGCCGCGATATCCATCTCAACATCAACAACTTCATCAGCCAAACCGTTAGCTATACAGTCTGCTGCTGTGAGCCACGTTTCAGAATCGAGCATAGCGATAAGCTCATCTTCTGAACCATTGAACCGGCGCATATAAGCACCAACCAAAGCCTCTCGAATTTTGCCCAAAGCCTCGGCTGCTTTTTCGTGTTCGTGTTGGTCGCCCCAAACTCCCGTAGCTGGATTGTGAATCATTTGCATAGATGACCCCATCATTCTCAACTCGCCCGTTGCTGCTGCTTGAACGATCACTGAGGCCATAGACGCAGCCAAGGAAGTGACCAACATAGACACCTTAGCCTTGTGCGTGATAAGCGCGTTATAGATTGCAAGCCCTTCAAAGACATTGCCGCCCACTGACCCGATCTCGACCTCAATAGTATCAACGTCGCCGAGGGCTTCTAATTGAGTGACGAATTCTTGAGCGGTAACGTCCCAACCAATCTCGCCAAAGATATGTAAGGCTACATGGCTGAATGCGCCGTCTTCATTCGGCTTGGTGGCGACCATTGAAAACCAGCCGCCTTTTATTTCTCGACTCTTAGACTTATTAACTATTTTCATTTTCATCTGTCTTTAATACCTCTTGCTGTTTTGCGCGCTCTTCTCGTTCTATCTGTTTTCGTACTTGACGCGGGTTAGCACCACGAGCGCGAATGATTCCGCTAGTGCTTTCAAACTTGTTCTCTGTAAGTGTCTGCCACGCCTTCGCTTCTTGTAATGGCTGAATCCAAGGCATCGCGGGACGGCTAAAATGTATCCGGTACAGCGAGCGGGGTTTTGCGTCAGACGGCATAACAACACCGCCGCGCATCATGGTTGCGGCTTTGATAAAGTTCTCCACTTTGTCGCGCTCGAACCGCTCAACAATATATTTCCACATCACGCCGTAATGATCGTGCTGCTCGACAAGTTCCTGCCTTTGGCTTGAATAATTGCCGTTGTAATTCTTGCCCAACGAACTAGCACCAACACCCAAACCAGCCGCCGCTGATTTAAATTGCGACTCCTTAAAAGGAATTAACTGATTGTTGGGGCGATTAGACGCGAATGATTTAATATCCTCACCTGGTAGCAGGTCATCAATGATCATGCCAGGGCTTATATCAATCTCGCGCTGGCCGTCGTTCTCGTCGTCGCTGTCACTAGGCTGGTATAACGTAGGGTCGCCTTTAGTGATAACCAAAGCCATCGCCGCCGCAATCCGCGCAGCAACGCGCTCTGTCTCGTCAATCTCGTCTATATCAGATAGCCGTTTAAGAACCACCGCGAAAATAGAAACACCCCGAACCTGCCTGATTCTATTCCTAACGCTGATATGGCTCATTCGACTAGCAGAGATTGGCCGCGTGTCATCCGAAGACGGCATCATTCTACTTAACTGGGCGATGCTTTCGGGCTGGGTCTTCAATACGTGATACCGAACAGGCCGACCCCATCCGTTCATTTCAACAGACGAAACTATGCGCTTGGATTCGTTGTGATAGTGGATCGGCAACATGTCAGGCTCGATCAGCTCGTAACTGTAGGGAACGTCTGACCCGTGAATTAACCCGCGTGTTGTGCCTAGTAAATGTTGACCGAATACCTCTCCATCGCGGAAAAATGTTCTAGCCGCCAAACGCTGAGAAGCCGTTTCATCATCGCGCCAAGTAACCTCGGAACGTCTGCACCAGTCCTCATAAAGTTCTGATAGATGCTCGTTAACCTCGTCGTACAAGTCGCCATTTTCTTTCTCAACCATAAACTCCGGAATGATGCCCATTCCAACAGTGCGGTTAACCAGAATATCTAACGCGCCCTTTGCAATGTCGTTGTTTTGCTCTAAGTGCCGCCCCTGCTGCCTCAACGATACCGCCGACTCTGAGTGCGAATCATTAGGCCCGCGTGATTCGCGCTTTATCTTGTGCGTCCTGCTAGTCTTGGCACTCTCGTACGCAGCCGTCACGCGCAGAGCCTGAATGCGCCGCATAGCATAGGCAGGTGAAACCATCGCTAGCAATTTTGAATAAGAGGCCATCTAGTTAAACCGCGCCAGTGAGCCGAGCCTTTTTCGATTAACTCCCGTTGATTGTTGAATCAATAGATCCGACTCTTGACGACTTAGGCTCGCAATCATGGATGATATTTCTTTCAAATCCTGTGTTGTAAGGCTTCGGCCATTGATGGAAACAGATTGGCCCGAGGCAGCCTTAGTTCTAGCGTTAAGCCATACCTGTAGCTCTGCTTGCACAGAAGCCAAATTTATTGTTGCTGGCATTGTCGCTCCTTAATTATTTATAACGGCTCATCCATCCACCACTTTCTCGCGGGATAGCGTTCTTTTTCCGCGCTGATTTTTTTGGTGGTAGGCTGCCATCTGCCGAAGGCGTTAGTTCTTTGAGCATGGCTTTAACGTTGAATTTTAAAATCTCATAAGCCGCCAGCGCGTATACATAACAATCTAGCGCCTCAACTCGTGGCCTAAATGCTTTATACCGTTTTATAGGACGGCCTGATCTATACTCTGTAACTTTCTTCTCGCCCGTTAGCTGCTCAAAATATTCCTCATCAGCGGAGTAGCTTTCTTGCTCTGCCGATACAGGAAAATGAACGTATCCCGCGCCAGGTTCCTCAATCTTCAAACAGCCGTAGATTAAATCTTTAGCTTCTTTGGTACCGATAGAAAAAAGCCGTACCCGTTCAGAATTTGATCGGGTCGGCCTGCTGGTTAATGGTGCGTCTAGTTGGTTAGATCCTTTCAACGCTAGAAAACTTTTATTCATGTTCTTTCGGCAAAACTTATAAGCCATGCTGGTGAAGTGGCCGCCAGTATCAAGCCCGCCACCCTTAACGCGCATCGTCGCGCCTGATTCATGTTCCCAACTGCTGAGAGTTAAATACTGCTCTACCTGATTCCAAAGCTCCGCGCGTCCAGGATCGCCATAAAATATCTCGTGTTCAATCAGCCACGACTCTCGGTCTATCCCAAAACCCCAAATGCTAACCTCTATTCGGTCGTCCTGAGTATCACCGCCGAACAGAAGCAAGCCACAAGCCTGCGGTACTTTCCCGTTTGGATAGTGTTCCCTTCTCATATATAAATGGTGAGGGTCTGTCTTATCTGATTCTTCTTCCCAAACTTCGCCAAGTGTAGTGTTTACCCATGCTTTTAATTTGATAGGGTCTTTCTTTGCCTTGATAAAATCCGAGACTATCTGTCGCCAGTTCTTGCCGCCTGGAGCGCAAAAAGCAGCCCACATATAATATGTAACCGACTCCGGCGCGGGGCATTGTTTACCGTCAACACCGTAATAAGTAATCCCGTCGATGGTCGTCATACCTGAATCAGATATCCAGACCGCCTCTTTATCCATTGCGGGCATTGCGTCATTGTCGATCAGCGTGGCGCAGTGTTCGCACAAATACGCGGCACTGTCCGGATTGTCGTCGTCGTACTTGATGCCAAAGCTGGCTTTTGGGCCGCCCCACCTTAGAAGCTGTTTCTCACCGCAATGAGGGCATGGAAAATGCCTTCTAAAATGCTCGTCTGCATCAGATGCGGCTTTAGTTATCTGGCAGGTTCCAGCCTCTTTAGGTGTAGATCCCCTGATAGATTTGGGGAAAGGCGAACCGGACATACGGACATCGCCTAGCGTTACCGCGTCACCCTCTCGCTCAATGTCTGCGTCGAAGCTGGCCAGCTCGTCATAGATGCCGTAATCAACAGACTTTTCGCGGTAGTTCTTGGCAGACTTCCCGCCTTTCAAAAATAACTGTCTGCTGTTCTTAAATAACTTGTAGTCGAGCGTGTTGTATTTGCTCTTTTTATCAATGTGAGAGAATAGCTTTCTCAAACTCTTAACATCTCGAATCATTGGATCGACATGCTGTTTTGTAAAATCATCTCTGGCGTCATCGGTAGGCTGCCAAACCATGCCGTTGCGCTTCTTGTGTTCAATCGAATAGGCAATGAAAGCTAGAATCATTTTGGTGTAGCCGACTCGCGCAGACTTAACCAGATTTACAACTCTTATGTCATCGTTACCCATCGAATTAAGGGGAGCGACCTGATAAGGCATTGTGACCCAATCGCCCTCGACATAAGCAGACTCGGCAGATAGATAAAAATTCTCATCCGCCCATTCAACAACCGTCATCGGTTCTGCTGTTCTTAGTGTTTCGTTTACCGCCTGAGAAACCGCTTCCTTTAAATTACTTCTCTGACGGGGCGTAATACTCATCAAGGAATTCATCAAGCCTGTCTGGGATATCGGCGCAGGAATTTCTTGCTTTGGCAATTTCTTTTTTAACCTCATTCAAGTGAGTAGCCGTCATCTTTGGCATTACCCTTTTGATTTTTGAAGGCAGTGATTCCAATACAGCCGCCATCTCAGTTCCTACCCTGGCGAAAACAAAACCCGCTGCACTCAACGGAAACAAATTCCCTTTCTGTTTATCGTTGCTTAGTTCCTGACCTATTCTTTTCTCGCGGTCGAATAAAGCCTTTTCGAGAGCCGGATTTATAAGCCCTTCTCCGTCTGGGTCATCTAGTGAGGCGTTCTTCGCTGCTAGTCGTGCAGTTTTGTTATCTAGCCTGTTCTGCAAAACATCCTGCACCGTGAAAAATGATTCCCTGCCAGCTTTGCCGATAGGTTGTACATTCCACTTATCAAAAGCTGATCCTGATATGCCTAAAGATGCAGCCATTGTTTTGCGGTTAATCCAATGAATTGGCGGCCTTGCTATCTTTTCCTTCATAGTTGATACACAAAATCCCTGTGGGCGTTAGCGTTACATCACAACTTGACATACAGGATTGTCATAAATAGCGAAAGGCTGCGCTGCTGCGTACC